TACATTAACTCTACGATTAAGACAGACTCTGTTCCAACTGCTGGTGGCTTACAAAAGCACATCGCTGGTCACTACGAACGTGCTGCATCTAAGTTGAAGTCTGAAGCTGGTCAATCAAAGCGTAAAGCCGAAGGTGCTGAACACGTTGGTCATATTGAATCCAATAAGTCTCATTACGAGAATCTGTTGTCGATGCACCATCACTTACACCAAGCTAAGAACGTTCTAGTTAAGCATTTAGAATCTCACGAAGGTGGTCTTGATCACCACATTGCTGGTCAGAAATCTAAGCCAGAAGGCTTTGTTGTCCACCATGAGAATGAACCAACCAAGCTAGTAAACCGTGCCGAGTTTGCTAAGGCTAACTTATTGAAAGTAAGAAAATGAAATCTTTTACCGACTATTTAAACGAATCTTGTGACTGCTGGAAAGGTTACAAGCGCAAGCCTGGAACTGCGCCATGCTCACCTGGAAGTTGCATGAAAGAAGAAACTGTCACTGAAGGTGAACTTGGTCTTTGGGACAATATTCACGCTAAACAAAAACGCATCAAAGCTGGTTCTGGTGAGCGCATGCGCAAGCCTGGAAGTAAAGGTGCTCCAACTGCAGCAGCGCTAAAGGCATCTCAAAACGAAGAACTGTCTGCCGATGAACAGTTTGATGTTATCGAAGAGATGGTAATGGCTATGGCAGAAGAGTATAGTATGGATCCTGAACTTGTTTGGGAAAAGTTCGAAGCAGTAGATGATGATACTCTTTACGAAGCTGCAGTTGATGCTAAGGGACACAAGTCTTCTACTGGCGGTCTAACTCAAAAGGGTCGTGATGCTTATAATGCCAAAGGCGCTAACCTAAAAGCACCAGTCACCACTCCACCGTCTAAGTTAAAGAAAGGTAGCAAAGCTGCCAATCGTCGTAAGTCTTTCTGTGCTCGCATGGGTGGCATGGAAGGTGCAATGAAGAAACCAAATGGTGAACCAACACGCAAGGCGCTGGCACTAAGAAAGTGGAACTGCTAATGATTACGTTCAAGGAATTATTTGAAGCTAAGGATGCTGGTGGTCATGGTTCTGAAAAGCACCATGTTATGTCATTTGCTCGAATGAACCCACCAACAACTGGTCATATGGAAGTTGTTAGCAAGCTACACGCTGTTGCCAAAGAACACAATGCTCCGCACAGCCTTATAGTTTCTGGTTCAAACGATGCTAAAAAGAACCCACTGACTGCAGAACAAAAGGTCAAACATCTAAAGCGTTACTCTCCAGAGACAAACGTTAAAGCTGCTGACAAAGAATCCCCAACTATCTTGCACCACGCTGCTGCTCTACATAAGAGTGGTGTCGAGCATTTGCACGTAGTTGCTGGTTCAGATCGTCATAAAGAAATGCACGATCTCTTACATAAATATAACACTGGCGAAGAACATAAACACGGTTCTTTCAAGTTCAAGTCTATCACAATGCACTCATCTGGTGAACGTGATCCAGACTCTGAAGGTACTACTGGAATGTCTGGCACTAAGATGCGTCAGCATGCTCATGATAAAAACTTTGCCGAATTCCGTAAGGGTGTCCCACCCCACGTTTCTGATAAGCACGCACATGAACTAATGAACGACGTTCGTAGGGGTTCTGGTATCAAAGAAGAAGCTATTAGCTATCAGACATTTATGGAAGTTCGTATGTCTGCTGCTGTTAAGCTACAGCGTGCATTCGAACGTGAGCAACAAAAGTCTGCTGCTTCAAGAGAACGTGCCAAGCAATTGTTAGCTCCAAAGAAGCCAGAACCAGTTAAAGAAGAAACAATCGATGAGACAATCGTAAGGGTTGATTCTGGTTATGAAGTCAAGAGCGAAACAGGTAAGAATCTTGGTGGTTCACCAACTCTTGCTGGTGCCAAGAAACGTCTAAAACAAGTAGAATACTTTAAGCATATGAAAGAGGAAGAGATGCAATTCACAGAAAGTGTCCACGACAACCGTACTGGTTTCGCTAAGAAGAAACGTGAAGACGACGAAGGTGGTGAGTTATACCGTCACACTTACAAGTTCCATGTATCAAAGCCTGGAGTTGAAGATGGTAAGAAACACGAACGTCATGTTACTACTCCACTAACTACTCGCAAGAAACATGAGTTGGAACATTTAGCTCGTGCACATATCACAAAGCAAGGTTATAAGATTCACGAGGATGTTAAAGAAACTCCAACTGGTCGTATTCATACTAAAAATGACTATGAAGGATATCCTTCTACGTTCAAAGATAAAGAACAAAATAAACTAAAGAATAGTCAAGATCGCCACAGAATGAATAAAGCTATTCCGTCAAATGACAAGCTAAAAGAAGAAGCTGGTGATAAACGTGGTGCTTACGAGAAAAAGTCTCCAGTAGTTATCGCTCCAAAAGATCCAAAGGCTAAGACATACGGTAAGATTGTTTCTAAGATCCGCACAATGGCTGAAGAGTCTGATGTTTATGCAAAGTCTGAAGAGAACAAACGTTCTGCTGACGCTGCTAAGAAACAAGGTAATATGTTTGATCACCACATGCATATGGCTGACCATCATGAAAACCTTTCACAGTGGCATTCTGAAAAAGGACGCCATGGTGTAGCAGATTCTCATGCTGAGAAAGCTGAAGAACACCACGATAAAGCTATGTCTCTTAAAGAAGCCCGTGGTCTTTGGGATAATATCCATGCTAAACAAAAGCGTATTAAGAATGGTTCTGGTGAGCGTATGAGAAAGCCAGGAAGCAAAGGTGCACCAACTGCTGATGCATTAAAGGCATCTCAAGAATCTTTTGACCAGACATTTGATATGCTAGAAGAAGCAGCAAAGTCTATCGATAAGGGTGAGTATGACTACGAAGGTCAGATGGCTCGCACTCAATTACAAACTACTCTACGCAATTGTACAGATTTGATCGATATGATCGAAGACGACGAGAATATGCCAGAGTGGGTTCAGTCTAAGATTACACTAGCTCAAGATTACATCACTACTGTTAGAGATTATCTACAGTCAAAAGAAGAACTTGAAGAAGCTACTGCATACTACAACAAGCCATCTTTCCTAAAGAGCATGGGTCGTATTGCCAAGCAAGAACGTCTTGCCCGTGAAAAGAAAGAAGCAGAAGCTAAACAGAAGCCAGTTAAAGAAGAGACTGTTGAAGAAGCAGCAACTGGAGCAAAGCCTGGATGGATGCTACGTCAAGATCCAGAACTAGCAAAGAAACTTAAAGACCAACAAGCACGTAAGAAATTTGTTGCGGGTGAACCAACTAAGAAAAATGTTAAAGAAGAAACACAGGAGACAGAAATGGGATTGAAATCATTCAAGACTTTAGTTAAAGAAGGTACATTACAATCGTCTGGAGATGATTCTATTCCTACATTGACTAAGGCACCACAAGCACCAATTCTAGACCGTAAGTACATCAAAGGTACTCCAGAACACAAAGCATACAAAGCAACTAAGAAACCAATCAATGGTATGCCAACTGGTAAATACAATGAAGAACTTGAAGAAGGTTTGATGGACGCTGTTAAGAAGGTTGCTAAGAAAGCAGCTGAAGTTCTTGGTGGTCCAGACGATGAAGGACATAAGAAAGACTTACAGAAGAAGATGGGCGTACCACAGACTGGTAAAGTTGGTATGGCTAAACAGAACGAAGAAGTTGATGAAGAACTAAAAGGTGATCAACACAAACTCGATAAAAATAAAAATGGTAAACTAGACGCCGAAGACTTTAAAAAACTGCGTAAAGAAGATGTTGAGCAGATCGAGGAGAACCATTTGATGGATTATCGTCGTTATACTCAAGCTGCTAAAAATGCGTCATCAAAGGGTGACCACGATATTGCTAAAGATGCAGCTGCAAAAGCCCAAAAGTCTGCCGAACATTATACTCGATTGACGGGTAAGAAGCCAACCTTCAATGAGGGAGTTGAATCTCTAGAAGAAGCCAACCACCGTGAGTTTGCTTCTCAAGGTAAGATGCACCCAGACATGGCGAAGCATATGAAGACTGGTCAAGAAACAGACTTCTACCATTCTAAGACTGGTGATAAAATCTCTGGTGTAGTTAAGCACACTACTGGTGGCGAAGTTCATATCAAAGCCCACAAAGACGGTAAGATGGGTGCTGGTGATGTTCACAAGTTCAAAGTATCATCTACTCTAGACGAAGCTACTAAACACGTTGCTCCAACAAACAAAAAGCCAGCTATCGATATCGACAAAGTGCATACTGCTGGTGATGAACCGCACCACGAAACTTTTGAAACAATTAAGAAAGCAGTTCGTAAAGAAGGTTACACTGTTTCTGACTTGTTCCAAGCATTGAAAGAAGGTATGTGGCCAGGAACTCCAGAATACAAAGCTAAGTATGATGGTGCTAAGCAAGGTGGTGGTTCTGGTGTTAAGAAAGGTTCACGATATGGTGGTTCTCTACAGAAAGACGAACCAGAACATGATGAAGAACCAGCGACAGCTGGTCGCAAAGTCGGATCAAAGTCTGGCGCACGCAAAAATCTCGGCAATTCTAAATTGCATAAATAATAAATAAAGTCCAATTCAAGGAGAATTCAAATGGCACTATGGTCTGACACAGATACTCTGGCTTCTAAGCCAAAGAACCTAACTAAGAAAGTTACTTTTGACGCTACAACAGCTGTCAATTTAACAAACGAAACTATCGACATCTCTGGTGGTGGTCACATGTATGAAACAGGCGAACCTGTTATCTATACAAATGGAGGTGGCACTGATATCGGTGGTCTAACATCTGGTACTACTTACTTTGCTATCGCAGCTGGTCAAGGTCTTATCAAGTTGGCAACATCTAAAGCAAATGCCGTTGCTGGTACCGCAGTTAACTTAACTACTGGTGCAGCTGGTACAGCTCATACTATTCAGTTCACTGCGCCTGACATCTTCTTTGAAGACTTGACAGAAGCTGGTGTTACTGCTAACAAGGCTCAAGGTCTATCAACTCCAGGCTGGAACAAGTATACTACTTACACTGGTTCACAAGGCGAGACACGTCACAAGGTTGAATGTCTTGTGCCAATGAAGCGTACAGCAGTTGCTGCTGGCGATAATGGTGACGACGCCATCCTTGCAGATGCTTAATAAATAGTTATGCAATAATGGGGGAATTGTTCCCCCATTTTTTTGAAATGTAGGGTATGACTGAAAAACTAAATGAGAGTAATTTCCTTCTTTATGCGATGCATCACTATGACAATACTCAGTGTTATAGTCTAGTCGAGTTTGAAGAAGACTTAAAGAAAATACTCTATCTTAAAAAACTGTTGTCACGATATAAAAACAACGGTGAGTTAAGAGAGAGACTTATATTAAACCACATTATAGTTTTATACAATATTTTTGGTGATGCAGCTACAAGAATGCTGTTCTACAAAGTAGAAGAATCTTGCTGGGATGTCTTGGTAACTTTCTTGGTTTATCTCGATAGAATGCCAGAAACGATCTCAGAGTATGGTATCATCCTCTCTGAGATCAAGTTAGACGAAACTGTTATTGCCACTTTAAGGAAGATTTAATGAGTCGCACGATAGACAATTTAATAGCGCTAAAGATCGTTAGAATGATTATTCAAAATTTTGAAGACACAGATGCGTTCAAAATGGGAATCATTGATCATAAAGGCAATAATCTACGTAAAGCAAGCACTCTTACTACTGATGCAGAACGATCATCTTACACGTATCTAAACCGACTAGTCTTCAACATGAAGAAAATCATCAACCGTCTTCCAGGTGGTGAGAACCGCACCAAGTCTCTTGTTGGTGCTCTGTGGTTAGTCAAAGAATACTATGAGAGTGGTTCTCGCACAACCTCTCTAATGGAAGATCGCTATAAGCACATTATGCGAATCATCGATAGTAATGTTGTTCTTGCTGAAGAACAAATCATCGTTAGCAAAGTTTTAGCTGAAGATGGTGAAGGAGGCGCACCAACAAACAATACTGGTGGTCCAGTATCTGTTCAAGAACCAAAGATCGAAAAGAAAAACATCAAGAAGTATCAAATCATGGCTCGCCGTGGTGCTTCAATGAAGTGTTAATATGTGGATACTTGAATTCCTACCATCTTGGATATTCCATTTAACCTTACTGGTTGGTGTGGTAGGATTGTTCATTTCGTTTTTCGTGGGCTCAATTCCTCTGGTTAATAAATATCTACTACCAGTGAAAATTGGTTCTGCTTTTTTGTTGGTATTCGGGCTTTACATGGAAGGTGGCATCTCCAACCAAGAACGATGGGAAGCCAAAGTTTCCGAAGCAAAGTTAGAAATGGCTAAAAAAGATGTTGCATCAGCCGATACTACTACAAGAGTAGTGACAAAGTATGTAACAAAGGTTGAAGTGATTAAGGAGAATGGTAATGCAATCATTAAAGAAATCCCAAAATTTATTAACCAAACTGCTGATGGTCAGTGCGTTATCCCTAATGGTTTCGTCTTGCTCCACGACAGTGCCAGTCGCAATGAAGTTCCCGACTCCACCAGAGGTGTTGATGAAGGAGCCTCCAAAGTTAAACTC